TAAACGTGTAGGTTGTATTAACTGCACCCATAAAATTATTTCTGTGAGATGATTTGTCTATTTGTCACTGATCCAGCGACTTTGATTGAGTTTATCTTGGCCGAACCCTGCGTTCTTGTCAAGATCATGGTTCCTGTATAGCCTCTAATGCCACCAAGTCTGCACCTAATACTAGCCGTTTCGGATTCTGAAGCGTTTGGTGATGATAATATCTCTCCATTTAGGAATGTAGTGGTGGTTCCAATTGACTCAGCGTTGTCTGGGTCTTCAGAAGCAAACTCAATTAAGTATTCAGAGCTTTGATTTGGAAGACCCTGCATTGTGATTTGTGCATCAGTGTACCTTTTGCGCTCCATAGTCTGCAAATCATAGCCACGTGTGGTTAGTTTTGCTAAAACAGGAGAAGATGTCTTTTCGTCATTGATATTCGACACGCTAATACTGTCGTTTTCACTATCAAAAGCCTCCAGTTGGTGCAATCCACCGTTAGCGGTGACTGCATACAGGTTGTTTCTCACACCTGCGCTTCCAACAATAAGGTCTTCGATCAAGAATCTTGAATCTCCAAAGGTATCTAGCGATTCCCATCCACCATTTAAAAAGTTGTACACCAAAATTGAGTTATTTCCGCGAGCGTCATTGATTCCGGGTGCGGAATCCAACGGAACTGCAAGGTAATACCTGTTGTCGAATAGCATTCCAACTGACTTATTGGACAAGTCCTTGTTGAGCCTGTCAATATATGGCTGGATGTCTTTGGAAATTGGCTCCTCGGCCCCACGAAGGTTGTAATCGTTTAGGAATTCAACACTGTAAACACCATCGTCGGATAGGAACATCATGGTGTTAGCCCTCATCACTACAGACTTACGAGCCAAACACCCAACCTCGGAGGTTAGCTCTGTAACGCTGGTGTCCAACAGACTTCCTTGTGTTCCTTTAATCTGATGCAGGCTATTTCTGTTGAGAACGATCAATCGGTCCTCGTAGAACCCATGCATTCCAACCACATAGTCGGCAGTACCACCGCTAATTCGGAACTGATTTTCAATCTGGTCGAATGTAGTTGTGTCTAAAATGTCGGAAACAGCAATCTCGTCGGTGATCTTGCGGTCAGTATAGGTGGCTGCGTTATATGCTCCTGACTGGTCGTAGTAATACGGAACCCACAGGCGGCGTTGGAAGTGAATTCCCCAAGGAGCACCCGGCTGGTGCATAAATCCACCACCCACGCTGAACTGACCACCAAACTCAATTTGTTGTGATCCTGTTGCGGTGAAATTGGCTACTGGAGCAATAAATTTAATGTTGCTGGTTGAAGCAAATGATACCTGAAAGTCTTTTCCAACAATCGCTGAAAATTCAGGAACGGTGCTTTCATAAACATGAATTACGTCTCCAGCAAAAACAGTGCTGTTAGAAGTAGTTAGGCTTATAGATACTTCGCCATTTAACGCCGTAATGTTTGGACCAACCCCAGTAAATACCTGCGGCTGCGTATATGCTCCTCCGGGAGAGAACGTATAACCATCTGTAATAGTAGCAACATCGACATTGAATGTGACATTCTGAGGTGCGCCAGTAACTGTTATTTGGAACGTGTCTTGTCCAGTAACTGTTCCAACGGTCTGCGTTCCGTTAGGTGGTGTGCCACCAGTTAGACCAGCAACCGTAATGCTTGTTCCAGTTACCAACCCATGCTCTCGCATGCGAATGGTGACAATGTTGCCAGCAACGCCAACGGTCCCGTTGTTCTGCACCGCTGAAATGATCGGCCTGCCATTGGGATACCATTCCAGTGCCTGTTTGCCATCGCGGAACAGCATCACCTTGTCGAACACCTGAATCATGTCTGTGTCCTCACCTAAGGCAGTTCCAGCAGGATACGGAATGTTCTCTGGGACGTAAGCAATGTTTGCCTCAACCTGAGCCAAATCAATCTTCTTTGCCACCGTATCCAACGCGACAATCACATACTCCTTGTTGTTGGTATTTGGGTCGCTGAACAAGCAGGACGCACGAACATTAGCGTTAGCGTTGTCGTTGATCGGCATCTGGGATAATGTGCCAGTGCCAGAGACAGCAGTAACTCCAGTAACTGGGAAGCTTAACTGGTTGGCTGAGACATACGTCAGAATCTTGGCTCCGTTATTGTTAGTGCCAGTAAAGGTCAAACCAGCAACTACGGCATGCCCACTAGAACCAATCTCAAATCCATGATTTGCAGACATGGTGATGGTCACCACGTTAGATGCATATGATGCAGACGAAATAGTCTTTGCAACGTCAATCAGGTAGACCGGCAACTGCAATGGATCACCACCAACTGTGAGCGCACCAGTCCTAGACACTACCACCTTGCGGGGCTTCCAGTATCCTTCCATGCGTCCGTTCAGGGACTCGCGCACTTCTCCGGGCTTTAGCTGGTTGAGTTGTAACCGCTGGTTAACGCCAGCAAATCCACGATCTCCATCCTCGGAAATCGAGTCGTCCATCCCGCCCGTGGACCGAAATTGCGACATTACGCAAAGTAAACGATCACAACGCCAGAGGTGAGGACAACCTGCGAGAAGTTGCCGCCGATACCCAACCCAGCAGGGAGCGTGATTGACTGCAACCTAGACGCACCAGAGACATTGCCAGAGGCACTCGCCACGGTCGCTAGCACAGCGTCATTCACAACCTGAATCCAGCGGATGTTGCCAGTGTAGGTGGTGGCAGCGGTCGAAAGCACAATGCTTCCACCTTGGCCTTGGAGGTCGTATGCGACAGGAGAGGACATGAATTATATAAGGTTAAAACCCGCGCCTTGCAGGCATATCTCCAAATGCGGAGGGAATTACCATGCGTCAAGGGGGAACTTGTGGGGTTGACAGGGTGCTAGTCAACCAACAGCATCCAACCAACAACACCTCCCACGCCTCTCTACGATGCGCACCAAGGGAGGTTGCTTTTTATCCTGTGTAGCTCAGCGGCACCATCAGTCCAGCGTAAGTAAAGTGCCACCCACGGGTTCGCGTGCCGAGTACCAAACGCTCTTGCAGAGGCGCGGGGTGGTAGTGTCAAGTTGCAGGGGGAACGCTAACTTGGCAAGTTCCCAGTCGGGAACATTGGGTGGGAATGGATGGGATTGGATGAAGATGTGCGTGATCGGGAATAGGCCCTTTGTACAATTTTTGAAGGGGGGGTTAATCGTCCCCGCTTTTTTCGTCGTCGGAAATTTCGACCCCCTCCCCCCTACTACTTGTTACAATGTGTATAATGCGGAGTTCTGTTCCACGGGATTGCCCAGCATCTATCGGTGTTCCACGGGATTGGGTGGTCTCCAATCTGTAATCAACCCGTTAGTTGGTGGTCTCAACACTAGATATGGTGGTGGTGCTCGACCCTCGCGTGCGTGTTGACGATTCTTTCGCGGAAAGTGCGAACGATTCCCAGCCCTCTGTCCCTTGATTCCTGTCCCAAATCCCTACTTCGCACCAGAATGCCCTGTATGCTCTTTGCCCTATCATATGGAGTCAGCACCCACAAGAAAGCCCCAGACGCTGTGTGAGCGATTCTGGGGCAATCTAGAGGGTATCTGGCGCGGTTTGGTGGAGGATGTTGGCTGTAGAGGTCAAACAAACTCCTGATATTGGCCATTGAGGCGCAGTGGCAGGACTACATCGCGCCTGCCGTTGCGTAGCTTGCCCACCTTGAGTCCGTCCTCGGCGATGAACAGGAGAGCGTCAGCGTCCTGCTCGATGGCTCTGGATTCGCGCACCTGATTGTTGTCGTTCAACTGGCTTGCGCTGATGACCGGGCATTGCAGGTGCTTGGCTAATTGCTTCAATCCTCCAGAGACTCTGGCGACTTCCTCTTCCCGTGACTCTCGGCTTGAGCGTGATCCTCGGATCAGTTGCAGGTAGTCCACGACCACAAGATCGAGGGAGCCGTGCAGGTCACGGATGCGCTCCGCCTCTGCTGCGATGCTGTCTATGCTCTGGTTGGAGCTAGAGTCTATCCACAGGGGAGCTGATGAGATCTGCTCAACTCCGCGCTGGATTTTCTGTAGTTCATGCTTGGCTGCGCTGCGGGGCTGAGTGATTGACCCGTAGTTCGTGTGGGTCATGGTCGAGATTAGCCTTCCGATCACCTCATGCGTCATCATCTCAAGCGAGTGGATTGCGACTGGTCGCTGGTCTGCGATAAACTTGCTGGCGATCTGGAGCATGAGCACGCTCTTGCCTCGGCTTGGTTTTCCGGCAATGACCCAAAACTCACCCGGTCGCATGCCACCGCAGATCTCATCCAACTCTGCGATGCCCGTGCTCATTCCCGGCAGTCCGCCCGAATTGTAATCCCTCAGCATATTCTCAATGAACTGCTTGCTAGCCTTGTCAGCGTCGATGCTGCGCTGCTTCCCGCTCACCACCTGCTGTAGGCTTTGGAGGGTTGTACGGAACGAGGCAATGGCTCCTGCTGCATCATCTGCTGTGGCTATCTCACGGGCGGCAGATTGTGCCATCCTGCGTGCTTGGTACTCCTTGAGGGTGGAGACCCACTGCGTCCATCCTGCTGGAGTTGGAGCGTAGCTGTAGCACTCGACCACCTGTGATGCTCCACCGATCCTTTCGAGCTTATCTTGGTCGGTTAGATGTTGCACGACAGCGATCAAGTCAAACTGGTTAGCATCGGATGCTGGAAGCTCTCGGCACACCTGCCACAAGGTCTTGGTGTCGGGGTGGTGGAACGAGTCTGCGCTGAGTCCATCAGCGGCAGCGCGCTTGAGCAAGGATGCGTCCTTGAGGATGGATGAGATGACTGCCTTCTCGGAAGTGTGAGCGGATGGTATGGTTAGTTCTGTGTTCATTGTTCTGTTGGTTAAATTCCGAATTGGTCGGAGGTCTGTGGTTTTCCTACTGGCTTGTCCTTGGCCTGCCAAGTCCTTACTGCTGCCTTCCACGATTTCATTGGCGACTTCCCGATCACCCAGCCTTTAGACTCGTAGTAGTTGATGAACTGCTCGGCCTTGAGGAAGCGTGGAGTGAGGGTCATTCCGTAGGCGTGAACTTCATGGATGGTGGGCTTCTGGAATCTCTTGGGTTGCTCCCCTTCTTCCCCTGTATGTTCTCTTGACGGTTCTTTAGTAAGGGTAAGTCCTATGGTGGGACCTGTAGAGGTCTCATGGTGGGACTTCTGGGGTCTCACTGTGGGACTTGTAGAGGTCTCACTGTGGGACTTCTGGATTTGGTAGATCACCTCGTTTCTACCACGGTGACGCTCGACAAGACCGCTCTTCTCCAGCTCGTCCAATGCTCGGAATACACTGCTCCTCGCCAACCCCGTCTCGGCGGCGATGGTGTCAATATGTGGCCAAGCTTTACCCTCATCGCTTGCGTTGTCAGCAAGCTTCAGCAGGACCAGTTTGGCGGCGAGTGACGACACCTGCGTCTTCCAAGCCTGTGATATCATGTGGATGCTCATTCCTGCTCGAAATTGTCCTGAATGAATTTGATGAAATGCTCTATGGCTCGGCTGCGTGACTTCTCACCTCGGAAGTGTTGTCTTTGCAAGTGTCCTAGTATCTCCCATGCCTCTGGCGACATGGTGATACTACGAGCGATGCGGTGCTGTCCTGTTGGTAGTGGTTTGCGACCACGCTTATTCTGGCTCTGGTTCATTTTTTATATGTTCTGTTAGGTCGCGGATTGCGAGTTCAAGCAGGTCTATCTCCTGTGTGAGGCGAGGTGTCTTCCCGTGCTTCTCGGCCTTGAGCCTGCGGAAGTACGCTTCCTTGAGTGTGGTGAGGATCAACCCTCTTGCGGTTAGTTCGTGTGGCATTTGTGTGGCATTTCGGGCAGCTAGGTGACGAACGGAATTCTGAGATTGCTTTCGGAATTCCGCAGGTCGCGCAGATGCGCCAGTGTATTTGTGTCATGGATAATTTCTAGAGTCGTTGTCGTGATCGGGTGAGGTGAATGGGTCGGCATCGTGCGGCCAAGTAATGACACGCTGGATGTATGTTTCCT